AAGAATGAAAATGATCCTTTGCAATATTATGATCAAAAGTCTATAGATGCTGCAGCCACCATGATTGATTTGATTGACAAAGCTCCAATTTATGATAAAGAATTGTACAGAGTTGAGGAACTTGGTGCTAATCCGGACTTAATTATCAAAAAGGGAGCAAAACTTACTCTTGGTGTTCGCTCGTTTACACGTTCAAAAGACTGGGTTGAAGGTGTTATATCTGGTGACGAAGATATGGATTATGAGTCTCCTGTTCTATTCAAAGTAAAAGGAGCAAAGGGAATAAATCTTAAGCCATATAGTCCGCTATTTTCTAACCAGGAAGAAACCGCGATTGCTGGCGAATTCAAAGTAAAGAAAACAAGCTTGGAGATGATTGGCGGAAAGCAAACTATTGTGGTTGAACTTGAACAAGTTAGAGTAAAACCTCCAAAGGCCACTACACCGTCAGGTATGACGAGAGAACAAATGAAGGCATACAATAAGCTTGTGATAGAAGAACCTGCTATTTCGAAAAAAATGAAAGATATAGCTAAGAACACCGATCAAACATTAAGAGGTTACAAATTCAGGTTAAAGACCGAGCAATCCTATTCAAGGAAAGTAAAGTCTGACATGCTTGAGAAAAACATTAGCGAGAAGCAAGCAATCAAGGACATGAATGATGTAATTCGTTATACCATGGTCAGTTCTCCAAAAGATCTTGTTAAAAACTTTAATAAAACAAAGAAATTGTTTGATGATTACTCGTATAAACTGCTTAGAGTTAAAAATAGTTGGACAAACAAGAACATGGCTTATAAGGGCGTGAATTGTGTATTCCAATCTCCAAATGGCGAGAAATTTGAAGTCCAGTTCCATACGCCTGAGAGTTTCTCAATGAAACAAAACGAATTGCACAAGATGTATGAAGAGCAACGTTTACCAACAACTTCTGCCGCTAGAAAAGAAGAATTGGAAAAGATGATGTTAGAATTAAGCAAGAATCTAGAGGTTCCAAAAGATATTGAAGAAATTGGCAAATAATATGAAAACCGTTTACATTTTCTTCGGCTGTGATATAATAATAACTGTGGGGACTAAATATTTAATGAATAGGATTGGAGGAACTTAAAATGACTAGATTTGAGAAAGAAATTCGTGGGGAATTCGGAGCTTACTGGAAAACACAGGCTGAAAACGAAGTTGAGAGAATGAAGGCTGAAGTTGCTAAAGGCCTCATCACCATTGATGACGATGGAGTGGCAAGGAATCGAGTTGGCAGAGCTCTTATGGAAGATCAAATGGAAATCCTGAGCTTTACCAATTGTAAGTTTTCAAAGGAAGCTACCAGGAAGGCTCGCAAAGACGAAGTTGCAAAATCTATTGCTTCTTATAAAAAGAATGCTCGCACTCCAAGCTTCGAAGAAATGTCCGAGATGAGGAATGCATTTGGCGCTGGAACAAAAGTGGTTGATGCTTTATCCGGCAAAATGATTCAGTTATAATGAGCGAAAGGAGAGCGCATGCAATGAAATACAGATATTATATATATGCCCCTATTGGAATGGATCGCAAAAATACGTCTTGCATTCTTAGGCATAAGACTGGCAAGTTCGAAAAATATAAAGACGGTGCATGGATTGATGCAGCAGAGTTCTTTTCGATTCTCGTAGGTGAGAATGATAACTTCGATGAAGCAACTGAAGATGAAGTCAATGAACTTATCAAAAGTGGTACGTTATGATTATCTACGAAAATGAAGAACTAAATAAAGCATATGAGATAGCGGCTATAGCCCATAAAAATCAGAAAGACAAAGGAGGCACAGAGTACATCAATCATCCTGTGGCCGTTTCCGCTTTGGTTGAGTCACTAGAAGAAAAGATAGTCGCATTGCTACATGATGTGGTCGAAGATACTCGTGTTACTTTAGAAGAGTTAAAATCTTTTGGGTTCAATGATAATATTATCGCAGCCATAGATGCTATCTCTAAAAAAGATGGAGAATCAATTGATGATTATATGAATAGAGTTAAAAACAACAAGTTGGCTTGTTCTGTAAAGAAAGCAGATTTGCTTCACAATATGGACATGAGCCGACTTAAAGTTGTTAATAAAAAAGATCTTGAACGTCTTGCTAAATATCAGTATATATATAATTATTTGTTATAATTCTCTGTGTATTTAATCCTATTGTAAAATCAAATGATTGTAAATAGGGTAATATAATAAGAAAAGATAAAATAAGATGCATCGTGGACGAAACCACGTAAAAAGCGTAGCGTCGAAAGGAGAAAGAAATGGACAAGGAAAAACTTATCGCAGTAGGACTGAATGAGGAGCAAATCGCTAATGTACTAAAACTTCATAAAGAGGGAATTGATGGCAACTACGTTCCAATTCACAGGTTCAACGAGGTTAATACTGAGTTGAAAACAGCTAGAACGTCGTTGGCTGACAGAGACAAGCAAATTGAAGGTTTGAAGAAATTTGAAGGCACTGCTGCCGAACTCCAGACCAAAGTCAAGGAGCTTGAGGATGCCAACAAGGCTGCAGATGCAAAATACAAACAGGAGCTTGCTGCAGAGCGAAAGCGAAATGCTGTAAAGCTTAGTCTGTTGGATGATGCCGAAGGAAAACCACATGATGTTGAGATGGTCATGAGTTTGTTCGATTTTGATGCCATCGAAGTAGATGAATCAGGAAAGATCACAAAAGGATTCAAAGAACAGTGTGAAACGATTCGTAAGGACAAGGCATTTTTGTTTGCAAACAAGATCGATTCTGGCAAACCTGCTGGTTGGAAACCTGCTGGAACACCTCCCGCTGATGGAGACAAAGGTGGACAACCCCCAGATCCCTCAGTTAGTTTTGGTAAAAGTCTTGCTCAAATCAAACTTGGTATGATGGGTGTTCAACCCACAAACTCAGAAGCAAAATAAGTAATGTATAGGAGGAATGTATCATGGCAATGAAAATGAAAGCTATTGAATATGGAGCACCGACTCCTCAGATTCTAGCAAGTCCGGACCATTACGTAGCACTTGGTTTTAAGCATGTGAAAGCAGACGCAAATACACCAGGACTTGCGACTTTGGTTGATGGAAGGTATGTGGTAAAAGCGGGCACAATCTATCCCGCGAACGATTCCACAGCTGTTGGCGTTGTTCTTAATGATTATGATGTTACAGATGGGGATGCTACGCTGGCAGTAGTCATTCACGGGTTCATTAAAACTGCGGCTTTACCTGCTGTGCCTGCTGCAGATGCTATTACTGCTTTAAAGCAAATTCAGTTTGTTCCAATTGGAGACACAATCACGGTTGACTATGGGCCTGTTGTTGCACTTACTTATGAAGCTGGAGCAACCAAAGCTGGTACTGCCACTGTTGAAGTTCCGTTAGCTGGTGGCTTAACGTACTCTGACGCAGCCACATCTAAAACTAATTGGACGATAACTGGACAAACTACTGTAAAAGCTACAGTTGAAAGTATTACGCTCTCGGCAGATAAAAAAGTTGCGATATTTGAAATAAAAACAACATCTACAGCTTTGGTTGCCGGTTCTATTACAGTTAAGCCTACGGCGGCGGCAATTAGTATTGGCAAAGCACCTAGTTCAGTTAAGACAATAGTGACTGTAGCTTAAGTAACACAATAAAGTAGAAATAGGAGGAATTATATTATGGCAAAATCTATTTATGATATTTTTGAGTCCAAAGCTATTGCATCGTACTGGACCGATGTAAATGTCAACATGAAAGATCCCATGATCGGCACAAAGTACTTCCCGGTGTCTAAGCAAACAGGTCTTAGTCTTGCTTGGATTAAAGGAAGAAACAACCTGCCGGTTGCGCTCCAGCCTTCAGCGTTTGATACTAAAGCTGCTCTTCGTGATCGCATTGGCGTGCAAGAGCTTTCCACCGAAATGCCGTTCTTCCGCGAGGCAATGCGTATTGGAGAGAAGGATCGCCAGGATATCGAAACGTTGCTTGCCAAGGGTGAGCAGTTCGCACAGCCTACCATTCTTCGTATCTTTGATGACATCACAAATCTGGTCGATGGTGCTCTTGTTCAGGCTGAACGTATGAGAATGTCTCTTCTCTATAGTGGTGCCATTGCAATTTCTGCAACCGCTGAAAATGGTAGAGATATTGCTTACACCTACAACTATGATGCTGATGGAGAGTGGGCAACGAAGAACAACGTCGAACTCACCGGTACTGGCACATGGACGCTGGCTAATAAGAATACTTCTAATCCTATCAATGACCTGCTTGATGCTTCCGAAACTCTTGCGGAAACATTTGGCGTTAAGGCCGTTGAAGTTCTCATGAACACCAACACTTTCAAGGGAATGATCGCTTCTAGCTCCATCGCAAAAGCAATGAATCCTATTGGAGCTTCCAGTATAATTGTAACAAGAAATTCAGCTAAGCAGTTCATTGAGAATGAAACTGGACTAACTATTACATTATATGACAAGATGTTCAAAGATGAACAGGGTGTTGACCACAAGTATTATCCTGATGGATATGTAACCCTGCTTCCTTCCTATGCTCTTGGTAATACCTGGTTTGGTACTACACCCGAAGAGTTTGACCTTATGTCTGGAAATGCTGGCGCAAGTGTATCTATTGTGAACACTGGTGTTGCGATCACCACAATCAAGGAGCCTCATCCGGTCAATGTTCAGACGATCGTTTCTGAGATCGTTCTTCCTTCATTTGAGCGAATGAGCGACATTTACGTAATGAAAGTATTTTAAGGGAGGATTAAATAATGCCAACGATTAGAATTGCGAGAGTTGTAAAATATAAAGGTGTCGTTTACCCCGCAAATACCGACATCACTGTGGATGACAAGGATGTCTCTGATCTTCTTTCTCGTGGTGGATGGATAATCAATAAAGGCCCGGTGTCCAAGCCCACCGTGGAGGATGCTAAGGGTCCCGATGCCAATGAGGAAAGTGATGATGTCGCCGAGGCCGAGGAGATCGAAGAAGTTGATCCTGAAGCCGAGGCAAAAGAACTGCGTATGCTAAGATCCAAAGCCAAAAAACTTGGCATCGAAGTAAATCCTAATTGGAGTGCAAATAAGCTTAAGAAGAGGATTGCAGCTGCACAAGCCGAATAAAAAGGAGGTAATGCGCCATGACGGTTTTGGAAATCACACTTGCTAAAGTTAAAGCTTTAGTGGATTCTGGTGCAGTTACCGAGGTTGATGCGCAGCTTGCAATTGACGAAGTAGCATTTGTTATTCGTAATTATTGCAACATTGAAGAAACAAGAGATATTCCTGAAGCATTGAATTTCACATGGGCAAATATGGCTGTTGACTTGCTAAAGTATACATATGAAACAAATCGCTCGGATGCTGGAGCTGGAGGTACCACCGAGGTTGATATGTCAGAGGTCTCCTCTCTAAAAATTGGTGATACACAAATTAGTCTTGGTGGCTCCGGCTCTGCAAGTCAACGTTCAAGAACCCTTAGAAGTCATGCGGCTGTGCTTGATCAACTTACGATGAATTATCGTGAACAATTAAACAAATTCAGGAGGGTGGTGTGGTAAATGAAGTTATCTCCATTTGGAGCGTTGCTTGAAACAATGTATAGTGACACAATGACTGTGTATCGTTATACGACTTCAACAAACTCCGATGGTACCACATCAACAAAACTTTCACAAAATGCCATATACACTGACATCCCTTGCCGGATAAGTGCTGTGAGGTCTGATAATTCGGAATCCTCATTGGTTGATAAGAATCCACAAAGAGCCGAAATAAAGATCTTTTGTGGCACTCAATATGATATTCATAAGGGAGATAAGATTGTGGCAACAAAAAAGCAAGACAATGGAGCAACACTAATCACGTACACCGGCACTTCCAATTTGCCTCTCATTTATGTGACACATGCTGAAATTGTGTTGGTAGATGTTGGTGATGCGTAATGAAAAAGACTTTTGATTATCGGGAATTTGAAAAGCTATTGGCCAACTTCAAAGAAGTGCAAAAAAGCTATGACCAGTTTATTCGATCATTCTTAACAAAGATGGGTATGCGGGCCATTGCTCAAACAAAAAAGCTTACACCTGCTGATACAGGTAACTTAAAAAACAACTGGGAATTGAGTCAAGTTTATCGCAAAGGTGATGAACTATACATCGTGTTATTCAATCCCACGGAGTATGCAAGCTTCATAGAA